TTATTTCCAAAGCATTGAATTTATCTAAATTATACAGTGATAAACATGAAGATGAATATAAAGAACAAGACAGTGTAATATTTTGGAATATTGCCAATAGTGAAGATGTTAAAGAAGTAATAAGAAAATATATTGAAGTAATTATTCCTCATTATGATAGAGTTCTGAGGAATGAAGAGATAATAATGCCCTCTTCTTATGATCCTGTTGATTTAAAAAAAGCTATCGTTGCAGTAAACAAGAAAATGGCTGAATTATTTAAAAAAATTAAACCGATTTATGATACAAAAGATGATGAGAAACAACAAGAACAAGAACAAGAACGAATAGAAGAATATCTTCAAATGAAATCAAATGAACAAAAAATAAGAAATATAAAGTTCAAACAAGAAAAAGAAAGCAAAAATTTGGATCAGCAGTGGAAGGGGGAGTGGGATCCAAAGAAATCAAATATATTGGCTTTTGGGGGGACAAAGGAACCAAAGAAAACTAAAAAAGTAGCCAAAAAATCAAAAAAAAATATAATAATAGCAAAAGTAACCAAAAATACAAGAAAACATAGAGCGATTCATCAAACAGGGGGAAATAAAGGAAGACTTAAAAAAGGATATAAATATTCAGGAAAAAAACTAAAAAATGGAAAACCACAAATTATTAAATGTAAATCTAAAAAAAATTAAATATGTAAATTTAATATTTCTTTCTCATTGATAAGCACTTTTGTAGCAACGATTAAATTAGATTCTTTAGATGTATTCATTGTCTTGTATGTTTTTATATCTTGTTCCAGTGTTGTTGGAAAACTATCTAAATGCTTTTTTATTTTTTTTTTTACACTTTTTGGCAAGTTTTGTTTAATATTTGAAAGAACATAGCCATCAAATATAATCTGTCTATTACGTTGTGGAAAAAAACCATAATATAATAATACATAGTAATCCATTTTTGTTTTTCCATATGTTATATTAATTATTTCATTTTTCAAAATAATTCGATTGGATTTAAATTCAAAAGCATTTGAATTATCATTAAATGACCATGATACATTATTAGTATCTGAATGATTTAACATATCTCCAAAAGGAGCTAAAATATTTTTAGATATACCATTTATCATAATTCCAAAATTACGAGATCCAACTATATGCCTTGCCCACATGAACTCTTTTTTTGTTATTTTTAATTTACCATTTAAACATTTTTTAACATCATTGTATTCATTATCTAATTCTATCTTCCGATTTTGTAATAATAAACCAAAATACGTATTTTCTACCAAATTTTTAACCTTTTTTGTCCAAAATATTGGAATATGTTTCAAATTTTTTGGTAATATATTTATATAATGATTGAAAAAACTTTTTGTACCCTTATTTTTATGCCATAATACAGCAATAGCTAATTTAGATTTATTATTAATATTACTATATCTAATATTAGTATTCCATATAGGTAAGTGATATACATCATCGGCTACTATCAATAATGATTTTGGTATTGATATTACGTTATTATTATCATTTAATTTAACATTAGTCGTTGCGTTTGAAGCACATTCTTTCCCAGAAATAACTATCGTTATTTTTGTTTTTCCTTTATTTTTTACAAACCATGTTTTTAGTTTCTTTAATAATTTATCCCGAGATACACATTTATTAGTAGTCATATTATATATTTAAAATATATAATATGATTATATTATAATATTTATTGAATTTTAATTTAATAAAAGTTGTTTTGTAATTTGTTTATTTTTTTCCGTGTATTTTAAATCAATATCTTGCTTTTCTACTTTTAAATCTGTAATTTCTTTGTTTAAATTACGATTAATAGTACGACATTCATCCAAAGTTAGTTCAACTCTTTTTACTCTTTCATTTATTTCTTCTAAAATTCGTTGCTGACTTTTATAATAATCTCCCAAAAGATTTTTATTATCTCTAACACCAATTCTTGCTAATATTTTTTTACCTTGCCTTCCACTTCTTTTAACACATTTATTTGTAGATGGATTATATATTTGATCTTTTTCACAAACAGCAATCAATCCTTGTGCAATTAATTTTTTACCAAGCTTACCAGTTAATTTAACACATCGTTTAGTTTTAGGATTCATGCCATATCCAATTTTACATTGTTTTTTTCCGAATGATGGTAAATTTATTATATCATCATATAAATCTATTTCTTTTTTTAATTCACCTCTTCGTTCCATTAGTTTTTTATTAATGTTTTTAATTTGATTTATTTGCTCATCAGATTTTAAAGTTTTTATCTTTTTATTATTTTCATCTATTTCCTTTGTTATATTTTCAATTTGAAAATTTAAAGACTCTATTCGTTTAGTTATTTTTTTTGATATTATGGTTTTTCCTAACTTTTTTTTCTTTTTATTTTTAACATCATCTAATTGTTGTTTATAAGTTTCCAATTGTTTGACTAAATCATCTCTAATTTTAATTAATGATTTTTTATCATTTGTTAAATTTGAAACTTGATTTTTATAAAAGTCTTTTTGTTTATTTAAATTTTCCATTTTTTTATTTACCTTTATCAAATCCATCTTATAATTTGTTTCTAACTTTTCTTTATATTCCGTTAATTTAACATTAATTAAATTGACATAATTATCAATATCTTGTAATATATTTTCTGATGTATCATTTGAATCTAAACTCATTATAACTCTATATTATATATATATCATATATTAATATTTTTTTGAAACCTATATTAAGTAAATAAACACATTGATATGTAATAAAACTCTTATTATTAATGTTGAATATCAGATTAAATTATATTAAAGATTGGTTCAGTAATAATATTTCATTTAAATTTGGAAAACTAACACTATACTTAATTTTATTATTAGCATTTACTAGTATAGATTATTTGTTAAATGTTAGGTGGATAAATTCAATGAATAATTATACAGTAATATCAGGATCTATATTATTTCCTTTATTTGGATTAATTTTTTTTTATATCCCAACACTTTATTTACACTTGATTAATAAATTAGATATGACTGAAAATAATAAAGTATCCCGTAAGGATATGATAGCAATAGCATCATTCGATGGACTTAACGCATTATTAGCTACAATTCCTATTCCATATTTAAGTGTAGTTATTATGTCAATTGTTGATAAAGTAAATTTACCACTAGTAGCACTTTCATCATTTATTTTTCTAGGAAGAAGATATTATCCATCTCATTATCTTGGTATATTTTTAACATTATATGGTATATTAGTATCTTTTATTCCAAATTTTATGGAACACGACGTAAGCTTACATATTGGTTGGATGTTCATATATATGTCTTCAATTATTCCAGGAACAGCCTCATATGTTTATAAAGAAAAGAGATTAAAAGAAGTCGATGTTAGTGTTTGGTGGATGAATTCTTGGATATGTTTCTATCAATTATTAATTGGATTTTTATTTTTACCAATTACTATATTATCTAGTCATACTCTTACTTTTAGTAATTTTCCAAAACATATGTCAGAAGCATTTAAATGCCAATTTGCTGGAATTAATAGTAATCCAGGTGATGAATGTCAAGATGCATTTTTGTGGTTTATGTTATTTAATTTTATTTCTACAATTTCTAATATTTTAATGTTTCTTATTATTCAAGAAGGTTCAGCAGTTTTATTTATTATTATTAGAACTCTTAAAACACCTATTACATCATATTTAGCTAGTTTTCCACAACTAGCTGGTATATCCGCTTCCCCAGTTACTGTTGCCGATTGGTATGCTTTTGTTATGTTAATTGTTGCATCACTTGTATATTACTACAAAGATGAACGAGATAAATATCGTCGTCCAATAACTAATACTAATAATGAAATCGAACCGATTTTAGTTCAAGAAAATAATAATCTTGTTCTAGATATTGATGATGCTACACCTCTGTCATTACATTCACAATTTTCCACATTATATAATAATACGCTCGAAGATGAAAAGAATGTAGGATTATAATTATTTTATGTTATAATTCTAGGAACAATACCTAAACTATACAACTCTTGCCACAATAATTTTGAAGCAAAAGGTAAATTTATTTTTGAAAAATTATTTGTATTTCCACAAGAATGACATATATATACATTCTTTTGGGGATTAACAGTGGCTAATAAACCACATTGATTACATACATAAGCATTATACATATCCGAACACTCAAATATTCTTTCCTTTAAAAATCCAGATGTTCCATGTGATAATAAACAATCTACCTCCATTTCACCTAATCTTAAACCTCCATCTCTACTTCTTCCTTCAGCCGGTTGTCTCGTTAAATTCTGAACTGGACCGGTCGAACGAGAATTTCCTGTCCAACATGCTTTACCATTTCGTCTTGTATAAAACACACCCGATGGAACTTCTACACAATATACTGGACCTTCATAATCATATAATTCTTCTTCTTGAATTTTTTGCCTTTTTGTATGTCCATGATTTACTTCCGGACAATTTTTACTTTTTATTACACTACAATTCCATATATCATGTTTGTTAACAACTTCTTTTCCTCTTATCATAACTTTATTCGCATATGCCTTCGAATGTAACAATTTATTACTACTCCAACCAGCATGTAAACATAACTGCATAAATTGATTCGCTAATTTATCTGAACTTGTATAATATCGCGAAGCAGTAGTATTTTTATTCCAACAACCATCACCCAACTGCATTGAATGAATTAGTAATTGAGATTGTGTTTTACTTAATTTCCATACCCAATCTGGTAAATATTTATTTGGAGCACCTAATGATAATTTTTCCATATATTCTGTCAATTGTCTATTATTAATTCGTAATTTTTCATTTAATACGTGATAATGATATCCCATATTTTCTACTGCTTCATATAATACATCTTTTACTCTCTGTTTATTAACAGCAAATGTTGTTGTCCATTTTCCTTTATTAGCCCATCCTTCCGCAATCCAAATTCCAAAGAATGTAATCCACGAATCCATATCAGGTCTTTTTTCTTCGTGATATTTGTTATTATCATCAGTAATTGCTGGTAAAACAAATTGATAATCATCACAATTCCATTCCGCATTTTTTAAATATTTTCTACGTTTTCCAACAATATCTTCAGCTAATTCAAATTTATGAGGTAACCAAATATGTTTTCTACTGTATATTCTTGATACCCACATTCTATGATTAGCAGTTACATTCAAATCAATATTTTGATTTTTTATTCTATACATTTTACCTTTGTAATCTGGATAATAAAATATATTTAATGGTTTTTCATATACTAATTGACCATCTTTTAATGTTGCTATTTTATCTTCCATTTTTAATGTTTCGTGGTTTTTCCAACCATCTATCGTTAAAACATCGTGGTCTAATGTCGCGCAATGGATTTTATCTTTCACCATATGTTTCAGTCGTTGATAAAATGTTGGTCCGATAAAAATTTCGGTTTGAATTCTTTCACCAGTTTGACCATTATATAATACTTCAGTTCCTTTTCTATTAAATCCATATTTTTTGAACTCATCACAAATTTCATCCACATTTAATCTATTAAATGGTGTTCCGTCATATCTTCTTCCCTCAATAGCACCTCTTTTACTTAAAGTACATTCTAATAATTGACCAATTGTCATACGCGAAGGAATACACGCTGGATTAATAATAATATCAGGTGTAATTCCATCTTCTGTAAAAGGCATATCTTCAGCACGATAAACCATACCAATTGTTCCTTTCTGTCCGTGTCGAGAGGAAAATTTATCTCCCACCTGTGGAATCCTGTGAGATCTAACTCTAACTTTAGCTAAACGATATCCATCTGTATTTGTAGTTAAAATTACTCTATCTACTATTCCAGATTCATTTGAACGAAGGGAAATACTATTATCTTTATATGAAACATTTTTCTTTGACCTTGAAGGAATATTCATTATTGGTGTCTTCTTACCAATAATTACATCATCTCCTGATACTACTGTTCCAATTTTTACAAGACCATTTTCATTTAAATTATCATAAGAACCATGTCTTAATCCAGAACATTCAGATTTATCCGGTCTACAAAATTTTTCTTCAGCCATAGTTGATAAATTTTTACGTTCTTCTGTTCTATATGTTCTATAAAATGTTGAATTAAAAAGACCTCTATCAATTGACGATTGATTCATTATTAAGGAATCTTCCTGATTATATCCTGAATAACAAGCAATAGCAACAATAACATTTTCACCGGCTGGTAATTCATTTAAATTTAATATATCTGAAACTTTTGTAGTTACTAATGGTTTTTGAGGATAATGAAGAAAATGACACAATGTATCTACACGATTTAAAAATGTAGTACAACTTACACCCATAGCTTGTTTTCCCATCGCCGAGTTATGAACGATGAAATTATCACCTGCGATGAATGAATGATTTTCTGATTCTGTAGTAATATCAGAAATAATATTTTTATCCTTTTGTAATTCTATTATCTCAATTGGTACAAATAGATGATTATTTTTTATCTTAACTTTTTCAATAAATTCTTCAATTCTTAATATCCCATAACGTTTTTTATTTCTTGGACATCTTATTTCTCTTTTATTTAAATAACTTTTTCTAAAATCAGAAACAATTCTTGTTTCCATTTTTATAATTTTTCCAATTTCGGAATTTGTTTTACCATTATCAATATATTTTCGAACTTGTGTAATAAATTTTATATGTTTTTGTCGCTTTATTTCTTTATATTTCAAATATTCAATTATTAATCCACTTTCTTGATTTTTATAAAAATCATATGGATAACCGATTATTTCATAAAATTTGATTAAATTTTCTTCTTTTTGAGAAAATCCTAAATGCATAGTCTGTTTTCCGTAATTACCTTTAAATTGTCTAATATAATTTACATCTATTTCTAATTCTTGTAACATATTACTTACCTGTTCTAAAAATTCTTTAAGAGAATTAATATATTCTGGAGATTTTGACATTGAAATAGTATTCAATGTATAATTATATGTTCCATTTTTTAATCGATTATATCTTATTTTAGATCCATCTCCACTAAAAAGTCCTGATAAAAATCCCCTTTTAATATTTTTACTACCTGTTAAAATCCATTTAGGTATGTTTGATGTTTGAGTTGTTTTTTTTCCATATGTTGTTCCTAGTGTTATTAATAACATGGGAAATACACCATTATATATTACATCAAAAGTATGATGTTTAATACCATTACAAAAACGAGTTCCTTCCATAATTTTTCTTTTACCAAAACCTAAATAATCAATATCATTAACTATTTTTAAAACACTCTCATAATTACCACAACAGAAACTTGCTTGACCTGATGATTTTTTATATACATTCAAACAACCATCTGATAAAATAAAACCAATTAGTTTTGATAATAATTCAGTCTTAAAATCGTTAATTTTTAAGTTAAAATAACCTAGTTCTTTTAATTTGAATACATATTTTTCTACTTGTCTTTCAGATAAATTAAATTTATAACAAGTATTTTTAAATTTTTCTTCATTTAAAATAAAAATATCATCTTCCTTTTTAATATTATTTTTCAAAGTTTTTTGTTCTAATGATATACCAAGTAAGGTATTTTTATCAAATTCTTTAACCATTTTCCATCCACTTGATGTCATAAATTTATGATCTTCTGTCGCTGTAATTTCTCTACCTGATATTGTTCTAATTTTATATATTTTCTTTTCTGTTTTTCTTACATATTGATTAATTACTTTTGTTCGTTCATAATTTAAGGTAATTGGATTGAATGACATCACTTCCTCACCAATTTTGATATCTTTTATTAATTTTCTAGTTCCATCAGCCATTAAAACTGGTTCATTTGGATCTAAACATTGATAAGTATTTCTCGGAGATTGATTATGATCCGGAAATGGAATCATTGAAGCACAAATTCCTAACATTAAACTTGGATGAATTTCACAATGAGTATATTTAATTTCAGCACCTTCTAAATCAGAAATATTCATTGCAACCATACAAAGTTCCATTTCTTCAACATCAATATATTCAACTAAACCAAAACGAATTAAATGTTTCCAAGACCACTCTCCTGAAACTATTTTTTTCATATGTTCATTTTTAATTAATAACTTATTATCATCACCAACTACATATAATGGCCTACTACAACGACCAGTATCAGTATTAATAATAATTTCATTTGAATTTGTATCAAAAACAATTGAACTCTGATAATCAATTTCCGCCCTTCTTCGTAGATTACGTAATTTTTTAATAATTTTTATTGGTTCTGTGTGAGAACCAACCCAATCTCCATTTAATAAAATTTTAGTAGTGTTATTTAAATCACTATATTTTAAATCTTGAAGTTTTATTAAATCACTATCAAATAAAATTTGCTTAATTGGTTCAATACTAGAACCAATTGTTATATTAGCAGTTAATGCCATATTTTTAACTATGCCGACTGACTGCCCTTCTGGTGTTTCCGCTGGACATAATATTCCAACATGTGTATTATGTAATTGACGAGGTTTGACTAATTTACCAGATCTATCAATTGGAGTATTTAAACGCCGTAAATGTGAAAGAGTTGCTGAATAAGTTAGTCGATTTAATACTTGAGCAACACCTACTTTTTTATTTACTCCTGCTTTTATATTCCAATTACCCGTTGCTAAAGCAAATTTAAATCCATTTTCAATTGTCGAAGATTTTATTAATTTTGTAATATTAACTTCGCAACTTGTACTAATCTCTTTATAAATAGATGCTTTTAAATCTTTTAACATTTTATTATATAATCGTCTAAATATTTGTGATAATAAAGTTCCAGGCAACTCTACTCTTTTATTTGAATAATGATCCCTATCAGAAAGACATCGCTTATCTAAAATACCATCTAATAAACATTTTATCATATAACCTAAAAAATAACACTTATTTTTTGGATTATCACCAATATGTGGTAAAAGACTACGATTTATATAATCAGTTACATTAGTACATCTAGTAGTTAAATAATTATTTATATATTTTAAAGCTTCTTCCTGTGTTTCAATCTCCTTTTCCTGAAATATTAAATCATTCGCTTCTATAATAGACGGTTTCAATAATTCAATATAATCATTATCTATTACGTCTCCAGTAATAAATGAAATAATTTCTTTATCTGATGTAAAACCCAAAGCACGAAATAAAATAAATATTGGTATATCTTCACGTAAATGAGGGATACGAACTTTTAATGTACATTTTCCACTTAATCCATCTTTTGATAAAATTTTTACTTGAATTAAATGATAAATATCACTAATATTTTTACTAGAACGACATTCACAAATATGTGAATATTTTGTCTGTCTCATTTTAAATATATAAAGTCTATTATCACACATTCGTTCTTGAGAAACTATCACCTTTTCACTACCATTTATAATAAAATAACCACCTAAATCGTATCGACATTCGCCTATATTTTTATAATTATGTATATTACGAGTTACTAAACAATATTTTGAACAAACCATTATTGGGATATGTCCTACGACTATTCTATTCGCAAAAGTATTGCTTCTATTTACTATATTGTTATTATTATCATAATAAATAACAGTCTGTTTTATACCAATACTTAAAGGCATCGAATAAGTTAAGTGCCGTATTCTCGCTTCATCTGGATATAACTTCTTTACTCTACCCGAACTATCAGTTGTAATAGGATTACTTATATTCGGTTTTTCAAAAGTTATTTGATATTGAATTTTAGAATAACGACTATCTTGAAATAATTTAGTAATTAAAATCGGATTATGTTCCTTAATTATATTCGGTATATCATACTCAATAAAATTATCATACGAATCTAATTGATGAGCAACTAATTGCTTTCCTCTATGTTGTTGTAAATATGAACGTACAATTTCCCAAGTTGTATTACTATCTAACGTAATATTATCATCAACAACGGATTCATATTTATTCACTTGTTTAATAAATTCGTGAGTTGGTTGAATATTTTCCATAATTAATTAATTTATTAAAACTAAAATCAATTTTATTTTATATATAAAAATTAATTTTTAAATCAATTTTTATATATAATTTATATAACAATATACCGTTTAAAATTGTAAAACAACTTATGTAAATTTTTATGCTTTTGCTTTCAAAATTTTATATTTTGCTTTTAAATTTTTTTGCATTCCAAGGAAAGACATACCAGCAACTAAAGAAGCTCCTTTTGTTGATAAAGCAGACATTTCATCATCCAAAAAGTCAAATTTATTTCCTAATTGGGTTAAAATAGCTCTATATAAAAATGCTACTACAGCACATACACCTCCCTGTATTAATAATTCTATCCAAATCATTGGAGTACTCTTAGTTTCATCAACATCTGGGAATAAATTATCAATCATTTTACTTAAATAAAATGATATATAAAACAAAAGTGCTGTTTTAACCATCATATCAGCAATAAATTGAGGTGTTAAAAAAGGAGATATATTGTTGAAAATTTCATTAAATGTTTTAATCATATTTTATATATTATATAAAGATTTTAATTTCTCATTTTTTGTATTAAAATAGCATCCATTATTACCATCGCTGCCATTGATTCTACTATGGGAATTGCCCTATTAACAACACATGGATCATGCCTACCTTTCGCTTTTAAAGTTTTAGAAATACCAGATAAATCAACCGTTTGTTGCGTTATTTTAATTGTTGATACTGGTTTAAATGCTACTTTAAAATATATATCTTCCCCATTTGTTATACCACCCTGGATACCACCACTATTATTTGTAATAGTTCCAATTCTATTATCCTTTTTTATAAAAATATCATTATGAACCTTACCAGTTAATTTTGTTCCAGCAAAACCAGAACCAATCTCAAATCCCTTAGTTGATGGAATTGATAACATCGCATGTGCTAATTTCGCCTCTAATTTATCAAAACATGGTTCCCCTAATCCTTGCGGAACATTTCTACAAACACAACTAATAATTCCACCAGTTGTATTACCATCCTCTTTTAATTGTTCAATATATTTAATCATTTCTTGAGCTATATTTTCATCAGGACAACGAACAATTGATTTATCAACATCTTGACGACTTAGTGTTTGATACAAATTTTTATATTTATCATTAAATATGTCAAAATTAATATTTCCAACTGAACTCACCCAAGCTACTATATCTATATTATATTTTTCAGACATCCATTTTTCAGCAATTGTTCCTGCTATTACCCTTCCAATAGTTTCACGAGCACTAGATCTTCCACCACCACTAGAAGCATGTATTCCATATTTCAAATGATATGTTAAATCAGCGTGTGATGGTCGAACAAGATAACTATTTTTATCAAATTTATAATCCTCTGGTCTCATATCTCTATTCTTTACAATAGCACCAATTGGACTTCCAAGAGTTTTTCCTCTTTCTGTACCAGAAAGAATTTTTACTTTATCGTTTTCCTTTCGTTCAGTTGAAATTTTGCTCTGACCAGGTCTTCTTCTATCTAATTGAGATTGAATATCATCTTCTGTTAAATCTAAATTAGAAGGACATCCATCTATAACTACCCCAACACTATTACAATGTGATTCACCAAATGTTGTTACTTTATATAAACGACCAAACGAACTCATTATTATATTTATTATATTTATTATATTTATTACATACTTATATCTATTCTTATGATAAAGACTTAAGTAATAATTTGGATTTTTCATTAATATTTTGAGGATATTTAAGTACTAATTCAATTAATAAATTTCCACGCTTAGTTCCAGTTTTATTAAAAATTCCATAATTTTTAACTATAAATGGTATGTGAATATCAACCCTAGGGGGAATTTTTATAACTAATATCTTTTGAGTAAAGTATTTTATTTTTATAGTAGTTCCAAAAATACAATCATAAAGTGAAATATTATATTTTGTCTTTAAATCAATATCATTTATAATATTAAAATTATCACATTTTTTTGGAATTATTTGTATCATAATATTTTTATAATTTTTAGGTATTATTTCCATCATATGTAAAGCAATATTAAATGATAATTTTTTATTTAATTTACCTGTTCCTTTACATTTTTTACAATAAATTGTTTTCAAAATTGTATGACATTCTAAACATTTATTCATTTTTTTTTTATATGTGGTTAAACAACCCCTACATTTATAATACTTAAATATCCCCAAACATTTAGTACACACATTTGAATAATTTATTACTATTTTTTTTTTATTTGTTGTTATTAAATTACTGATTGGTGTAGATATTTTATATATTTTTTTTTCCTCTTTTATTGTTTGTTTTTCTTTTTGTAAAATATTTTTCCATAAATTTGTAATATGTGAGATATTATATGGAAAATTATTGCTTATTATTTCAAGAGTTTCAGTACTAAGATGATTACTATTATATAATTTTTTTAATAAAATATTAATTTTTTCATCTTGTTTATTATCATCATCATCTTCCAAATTTATATAATTGCGATTATCTTGCATAAATTTGTTTATTACATTTTCAAATGGATCTCTTTTTTGAAAGTAATTCGTTTTTCTCTGTTTTTGCCGGAAAAAAGTTTGTTCCGGTATTATATTATCTTCTTCTTCATCTTCATCTTCTTCATCATCATCACTTAAAATAATTGTTTGTTGTTTAGGTTTTACAGTAAATAATAAATTATCATATTCTTTCTTTTTTTCTAAGTTTCCTAACACATTATAAGCCTCTGTTATTTTTTTATAAATTAATTCATCGCCACCTTTATCAGGATGATGCTTTTTAGATAATTGTCTAAAATTTTTTTTTATCAAATCATCGTTCGCATCAATATCAATTTCCAATATTTGATAATAATTCATCTTTATTATCTTTTTAGATATTTACTTTTCATATTTAACACTTCTGATATTTTAATGCTGTTAGAAAATTAAGATAAATTAAATGAAAAGAACCTAAAGATAATAAAAATATTTTCAATCCAAAATTTTCAAATAATTCTGATTTTTGTGTATATAAAATAATTCCATAACCAATTTCTAAAATAAGTGTCACATACATGAAATATAAGCAATATGATTTGATACACGCTCTTTTAAGACAACAATACAACGAAGGTAAAGAACAAATAAAATATAAAACACCAATACCAAATAATGGATAAAGAATTCTATCATCCAATTCAATATAATTTAAATATTTGAATTTTAATAATACACTATTTGAAATCAAATAAGTACTCACTAATAGTGAAAACCAATTAAAAACTTTATATAATTTCATTAAACATGGAGATAATTCTTCCTCTTCATCATCGTAATCATCTAACCGTAATAAAGGAATATCTCTATCTTCTCTTTGAGCCATTAACATCATTTTTTATAAATATTTATGTTTACAAAAAATAATGTTTCAATTTTATATTTCTATATTTTTTTATAAGAAGATACTGGTATAATTTACACAATGATACAACTACAAGATTCTCCAGTTATGTATAATTTATTAATATTGCTTAAATGTGATTTTTAAACAATTGCCTCCGATTTTTACAATAATCATTCCATCATTAATTGATGTTAATTTACTCTTTGGATTATAATATAATATAGTTTCTTTACCGTTTTTATAATGTTTATATAAACAATTTAAATCCATCTTATATTTTTTGATTTTCCAGAAGTTCGGTGATTTTACTAATTTCACACCTTTAATATCTTTTTTTGATACTAATTCTATATTTAATCTTACACCAACACTTGCTAAGTATAATTTTAACAATATAGTCATTCTTAAAATAAACTTTCTTTTATCTTCACATTTATCAAATGCTGGGTTACATACCAATTTTTTTTCTAAACCTTCTAATACCACAAGTGAAATAATTTCGAATTGTTCATTTAATGAATGGCCTTCTATCAAAGAGATACGTTGTGTACAGGCAGGTTTTGGTTTTTCTGAGTATAATTTTTTAGATAGTTCAATGATGTTCATGTTTATTTTTGTTGTTATTTTATATATACAATCAATTTTTTATTTATTAATAATTACTATTGATATCACATACTAAATTACCAAAAGCATCATATAAACATTGTGCCTTTTGAATTCCACCTTGAGAAACTTCTTTATATTGTTTATTCGCATCAATAGAATTTTTTTTTCTCATATAATCGTGGATATCGATTATATTTGGTTTACATACTAATTCCCCCGTTGCTTTATAATGACAATGAAAATTTTTTGACGATGAACACTCTTTCTTTTTAATATTTTCAATAACCATATACTTGCTTTGTGATTTTACTTTACAATCATCATTAATATAATAAGGTTTATAACATTTATTGGTTCGATTGCTCATTATTAATATATAGTATAAACAGAAATAAATATTTTTAATATATTTGAAGTTTTCGTTAAAGTATTTAAGTAATTAACTTATAATAATTATTATAACAACTAATGTCAAAAATTTTAGATGTCAAAACTGTCCAAAGTTCAGCATTTCGCATATTGATTGAAGCTCTAAAAGAAATCTTGACTGATGCCAATATGGAATTTGATGAAACTGGTATGAAAATAATGAAAATGGATTCGACACATACTGTATTAGTACACTTACGATTACAATCAGATGATTTTGAATTTTATTATTGTAAACAACCGATTGTTTTAGGTGTAAATATGATTAACTTATTTAAATTAATACGAACTATTGGTAATGATGATACTTTAAATTTATACGTAGATAGTGGAAATCAAGGTGTTTTAGGTATTAAAATAGAAAATGGTGAAAAAAACTCAGTTACTAATTATAAATTAAATTTGATGGAAATTGATGAAGAAAATATTGTTGTCCCCCCAACAACATTTGATTCAGTTATTACATTACCATCGGTCGATTTTCAAAAAATAGTTAAAGATATGAACAATCTTTCTAGTGAAATTGAAATCAAGAGTTATGGCAATAAATTAATGTTTAGCTGCGTTGGGGATTTCGCAACGCAAGAAACCATTATTGGAGAAACTATGGATGGTATTAGTTTTACTAAAGCAAATCCAGAAGAAATTGTTCAAGGTGTTTTTTCAACAAAACATCTTATATCTTTCTGTAAATGTACTAATTTATGTAACTCAATTGAAATGTATCTTAAAAATGATTACCCATTAATCATTCGTTATACATGTGCTTCGTTAGGTTCAATAAAATTATGTTTGGCTCCTAAATATGAAGAATCAGGATAAATATTTTTAAAATTGATTTTATAACGATTTAATAAGAATTTAATAAAAAACTTATTAAACATGTTTTTAAATATTTTAACATTATTTTGTTTATGCAAATCAATTGTTTTATGTCACGAACAAGATTATGACAAAGAAACAAATTTAACAAAAATAACTTATCGTTTTCCAGTTAATAAGAAAAATAAAAATAGCCGACAACTTTTAAATCATTTTTGGAAAAATTTTAAATGGAGAAAAACAACTGAAAATTTAGTTGTTTCAGTTGGCGATTGCCATACAACAAGTAATATTGATTGGTCAAATATGTTAGCAGATGTTGTTTATCATTGGAATCATATTCCCGAAAAGCAAGATGGAACAGGTAAAATTTATATACCAACAAATTTAACTTTTGTTAAAACCGCATGCGAAGGAGCAATGATAAAATCATTTAATGATGATTACGGCGATAATGATTGGTATGGTCTCAATGAGATAGTGATTACTAATGATGACTATATTATACGTTCAATATCAAAGGTTAATCTACATTATTCTTTAAACACTCGTCAATGGCAACAAGTATTATGTCACGAAATTGGTCATGGTGTGGGTATTGGTCATCAGAGTGAAGATGGAAGTGATTTAGATACGTGTATGGATTATGATATATATAATTCAAATAGATATCCTAATAAACACGATGTTGATATACTAGATGTTTTATATGGTAACGGAACAGATGCTGATGGCCCTCATGTAGATCCGAATGAACAAAATTCTTATATATTTATTGTATTAGGTTTTATATTTGTAATAATCTGTATATTAATTACGTTAAAAATAATTTTATGTTATATGTCATATAAAAATTGATTTTTTTAATATTTATGTTAATTATGACTTAATATATCAAATATGAGCAATATTCCACGATGTTGTTTTGTAAATCAGGTTATAGATTTTACAGAATATCCAATGTTATTTAAAAAAGAAGATAATAAATTTGTTTATACAAAATGGATTAAAAAATATCAAAATTGTAAAAAAAAATCTGTAGAAACAAAAAGCATTGAAAAAGAACATATTCCAAATTATGTCTTTGGCCAATATATTTCTGAACGTTAATTAAAATAAATTAAGGACTCGTTTTTATTTTTAATTTATTTTACAAAAAACGAAATTATGTTTTTTTCTTTCTTTGTGATTTTTTTTGAGACTTTGTCTTTTGAATAGTTTCATTATCTCTTTCAGTTTGAAGAATTTTATTATATTTTTTATTCAATTCTAAGGTATCATTTAAATCATATGTCCACATATCTTGAATTGTAGTTTCTTCTAAAATTTTTAATTCCTCTCTTTTACTATCTCTTAAATCTTTTAATTCTATGATTTTTTCTTCAGTAAGAGAATGAATAGGGAGACTAGTTAAATAATCATAAGATATTTTACCAGAATTGTTTATGTCAAATTTTTCAAATTTTTTGTTTTCTAATTGGTCTCTAACATTATCAATCTTCATTTTAAATACTTTAATAGTAAGATTGATTACTTTTTTAATAAATCTTACTTTATTTTCTAATATACGAAGATATTTATCCAAAGATGTTATCATATTTTGCTTCCGAGTATTATAAAAATTTAATCTAAAATTATAATATTCATCCAAAATATCATTTGTTGTTTCATATTTTGTAATCACACCTTGTGGATTATAAAGATGCATATTATTTGTAGTAAGCGTTTTTGATAATTTTAAAACATTGATAAATCCATCTTGTTTTTTTAAAATTTTAGCAAATTTTGTTTTATCAAAATAAACTAAAAATCTTACCTTTGATTCAGTTGAATAATTATCAAAATGTGTAATACATTGTGCTCTACGAACTGCTGCTTTAATATCCTTTGAATTATCTAGAATTAACTTTTCTAAATCAGCTTTATACTTTTCAGTAGAAACTCCAATTGGAATTTCAGTAACCTCAATAATACATTTCTTTTCATCATATATATTAAATTTACCTGTAATTAGATATTTTCCTTTATCTTTATGATTATCTATATCATCATTACCTAGATAAGATATTTCTCCCGTATAACCTCTATACCAGGGATGTAACTTCTTTGGAGTTTTACCTTTAATTTTATCTTTTAATGCTTTTATAATTTCACCTAAATTATGAGATTGAACATCAGTACTAAATCCTGTTCCAATTCCTTTAGTTCCATTTACTAGAATCATAGGAACAATTGGAACATAAAATTCAGGTTCAATAATTTTACCATCATCTGCTAAATGATTAAGAATTGGTGTATCATCTTTATTAAAAATGTAAGATGTTATTTCATTTAAATTAGTAAATATATATCTCGGACTAGCAGCGTCATCACCATTTTGATATCTGGTACCAAATTGACCATTTGGATTTAATAAATTTATATTATTTGAACCAATATAATTTTGTGCCATATTTATAATAGCACCCATTAAACTCGCTTCACCATGATGATAAGCTGAATTTTCTGATATATAACCAGCAAATTGAGCAACTTTAATTTCATTTTTAAGATTTTTTTTCAATGCCGAAAATAATACTTTTCGTTGTGATGGTTTTAATCCATCTAATACATGTGGAATAGATCTCATATTATCAGCATTTGAAAAATGAATCAAATCTCTATTAATAAATTCATTAATAGTTACTTTTTTTTGTGATTGTTCAATAATATTTTCCCGTTCGTAGTTATATAACCACTGTTTTCTAGTATCAGAAAATTCTTTTGATGGACCAAATGCTAAATTAATAGCAGTTTTAGTACTATCATCATCAATATATTTAATAAGTTTAGTATCAATATCCTCAAAATATTCTTTTGCTTCTTTCCCTGAACTTGTACCTAAACCCTTGTAATATTTAATTCTCCAACCTTTACCATCATTATTTTTAGTTCTCCATCTATCATATTCTGTTTCAGTATAAAAAACTTCTATTTTTTTTCCTTTAAAACATTTAACAATTGGTGTTGCCATAGATATTAAAAAACCTAATGTAACTAATTCTGGCCAAAAGTGCTGAATCCAATTCATAACTAAGCCTTTAATATGTGAACCATCTACATCTTGATCAGTTAAAATAATAATACCACCATAACGTGTTTCCTTTAAACTTTTATATTTATAATCCTGTTTTAATCCAATAATATGTTTAAGATGTGTTAATTCTTCATTTTTTAACAATTGAGCTTTAGTCGCTTGTCTTACATTTAAAAGTTTGCCTTTTAATGGGAAAATTCCATATTTATCTCTTCCAATAACAGTTAAACCAGAGATTGCAAATGTTTTTGCCGAATCTCCTTCTGTTAATATAAGTTTACATTGATCTGATTTTTTACCACCAGCCCAATTAGCATCTTCTAGTTTAGGGATACCGGTTAATCTAACCTTCTTTTTACCATCAGTTTTCTTTAACTTTCTTTCATCTTTATATTCAGCAAAGCTCAATACTTCTTCGATAATACCAGTTTTTGAAAAAGATTTAATAAATTTATCAGATAAGGTACATGTAGAACCAAATTTTTTAACTTTACTAGTAAGTTCTTGTTTAGATTGACTATTAAAAACAGGATTTTCAATAAAACATTTTATAAATAAAGAAATTTTATTTTTAATAAAACTATTTTTAATATTTTTATTTTTTTTAGAAATAATATCCTTCAATTTTCTAGTTAATTGTCCTTCAATGTAATTAACATGTGTTCCCATTTTTGTAGAAATACCATTAACAAATGAAACATGTTCAAATGTTTCATCACTCATTGTTGCGACAACTTCCCAACGTTCAGAACATACTTCATAAACTCTTTTTTTAGCAGTTTTATCAGCACCAATATATAAATTTACATATTGATCAAATGTTTTTTCCTTGATTCTTTCACCATTGAAATATACATTTACATTTTTATTTGAACAAGCAGATATGTCATATACCCGCTTTCTCATTAAATTATATATATCATCTGTAAATCCACTTAATCCAAATTTAGGAAAATCTGGTATAAATGTAATTTTAACATATGGTTTAGAACTATTTGTTGTAATTTTCGGTTTATGTTTAACTTTCATATTATTTTCAAATTGCATTATAAATTTTTTTTTCTCTTTACCATCAATAGTTTCCACTTTAAATGATGTAGAAAAAATATTTGTTAATTTTGCTCCATAACCATTCTTACCTCCAGTAATTCTTTTTTGATTCTTATCATAATTTGATGAAGTTAAAAGTTCACCAAAAATCATAGCCGGAATCCAAACATCGTATTCTTCGTGTTTTATTACGGGAATTCCTTCACCATCATTATAAACAGAGATTTCACCTGTTTCACGATTAATATCAACTTTAATTTTTGAAACACCAGTTCCTTCTCTAACAGTTTGATCAAATGCATTTAACAAAATTTCTTCATATATCCTTTCTAAACCAGGAACATAATTAATTTTTTTGTATAACATTTTAATATTTTCATCTTTTTCTTCCAAAGTATATAATTCTTCTTCTATTAATTCAATTCCTCCTATATATGTATCAGGAACATCAATAATATGTTCGTAATGTGTTTTTTTTACGTATTTTTTACTTCGTTTAGAACTAGACATATTTATAATTAATTAATACTATTTAAAATCAATTTTTTTATATATTTTATAACTTGCTTACAAAATGAAAAATCCTGATATATTACATACAATTTTATAATATTTTCTATTTTTATATTAAAAATATTTTCTTACTATGATATAGTAATAATTATAATTATAATTATGTCTAAATTTCGACACCCAAATCGTATTTTTAATTTTTCTAATCGTAAATTTTCACAAATTGTAAATACAAATAATTGTAAAATACAATTTAATACTAAAAAACATCTTTGTTTAGATAAATTTCCAAAAATACACACATTAGAATCATTCGGTTTTTGTGGAATAGAAGGATTTTCAAATTTCGGAGCAAGTGACCCATTTCGTCTTTTAACACCTGAAGCAATAACAATAGTTAATGAAATATTAAATGATGACATTATTCAAAGAAATTGTACTTATTCAAGTTCAATTGCTCCAATGGTATTACGAGAAGTATGTAATTATTCTCCATTTGTAAACGATATGTGGAATTCAAATGAACTTATATCATTTATTTCTGAAATTTCTAATATTTCCTTAAAGCCGCATCCAATGAAATTAGAACGAGCTCATATTAATATTCAATCACCAATATCTGAGAAAAATATTCCAATATTTGGATGGCATGTTGATAGTCAGCCATTTGTATGTATTGTGATGCTTAGTGATATACCAAGTGAAAATAGTGCAATTGGTGGAGAAACATATATTAGAACTTTAGATGGGATTATTAAACTACAATTTCCTGAAGCAGGATATGCATACTTATTACAGGGTGGCATTGTGCCACATTGTGCAATGCCGGCACAGAACTATAATAGAAAAACAATGATAACATCATTTATTCCAGATGATGTATTAACATATGGTGATAATACAAATTTAGAACTTTCTAAAACATATTCTAATATAAATACATTAACTCATGATTATTTTCAATATAGAATTAATGAAGTATCTGAAAAAGCAAAAAAATTAGTAAATAATCAAAAGAATAATATAGAATTTAATACAAATAATAATATTATTAATATTAATTTATTGATTGATTATTTAGAAAAAACTAAAGACGAAATCCTACATGTATGATATTTTTTGATTTTTTATGTTATTATCTAATAATTAACTATAATATGAATTATATAAATTTAGATTATAGTTATTTTTAATAGTTTATAAAATTTATTCGGAAGTTTCTGTAGTAGTTGCGGTTTCTGTTGCTGGTTGTTGTGCTGCTGGTTGTTGTGCTGGTTGTTCTTCAGCTGGTTTAAAAGCACGAATAGCAATAGCAATTAATTCAGCTTCTTCTAAATTATATGCTCCTCGTTGTTGTGCGATTTGTACTCCTTGAACAAGTAATCCAATAGCTTGTTGTTGAGTTAAAGTTTCAGGGATTTGGGTTGTAGTTTGTTGAGTAGCCATTTGTATATATATATATTATATAAAATTATTATATATTTATATCTTTTTATATACGCATTGTTTAAATTAAATAACAATTGTGCCATCATCATTATCCTCATTATCTTCTACAATAGTTTCTAATTTTGAAGTTTCTTGAGTTGAAGATGGTGCTTCTTTTATTACAAAAGTTCTTACAGCTTTTGAAAGAGCTGAAGCTGTATCTATATCATAAACACCTTTAGATTGTCCTTTTTTAATTGCACCAATTAAAATTCGTAATGCTTCTTCTTGTCCAAATTCATTTGGAATATTTGATTTGATTGGTTCTCCATTTTCATCTTTACGTAAAGTTCTAGATGCTTTTGAAAGAACAACAGAATCTTCAAAAGTATATGCTCCTTTTGATTGTGCTTTAAAGACAGCAACTAAAAGAACTCGTAAAGCTTCTTCTTGAGAAAGGGATTTTGGAATTTCTGTAGACATATTCTATATATTATATATAATAATTTATTTATATTTTTATATACGCATTTAAAAATATAACATAATTTACCATTCTAAATATTTTAACATAGATTGTAATATATTCCATTCTCTATCATTATATAATCTAAATCTTTTACCTTTTATTAAAGCTTGTATTAAAATATTTAAAGCCATAACTTGTTCGTCTGTGAGTTCTGACATTTTATAATTCTTATTAATATATATATATGATAATTTTAACACAATTATATTATAAAGTATCCGGTTTAATATTATTTGATAAACTAATTGGAACCCATCCATTTATATTAAATTTTTGTTTATATTTACATACAACATAGAGCGGTTCCTTTGTTTTATGTTCTTCAAAAATTTTCCTAACAAATAAACTAGTTTTTAATGAAGATATAGTTGCAATAGAATTTTTACTAAGTTTATTATTTTTAAAACACCATAATTCATATACATCTGGTACATAAGTTGATCGTATTTCAAATACCATTTCTCTATTAATTATATTATTTACTTTAATAGGTGTTTTGTTCATATAATATATAAATTTATGAGTACCATATTCTGGATGAAAGATTATTTGTTTATCAGAATTTTTCTTAATCATTTCTAAATGATGATACAAGAAAAAAGATTGTATTTGAATGTGACAAACATTCAAAAAATCATTATATTTATATTTCATCTTTAAAATATTAGAAATATTTTCTAATCTTTTACTAAAAGGTATTTTATTTACTTTGTCACCATTCATACAAAATATGTCATTTATAAAATAAATCCAACATTGTTTGCTATTAACTGTTAAAATACCTTCAAATAATGTTCCCTTATATAAATCTATATCAAATCTAAATTTAACAGAATATATTTTTATATTATCATTATTTTTTTTTTCAATAAATAAACAATATTTTTTACCTTTAATTGTTGTTAAAAATAGTAAAAAATTGTGTCCTTTTAAATTAAATGATACTAAATGTGGATTTTCTTTTAAACAATTAATATTTGAATTAGTTAAAATTTCAAATTTTTGTTTTTTTAAATTATAAGTATATTTAAACTTTAATTGTTTACATATTTCTCGCAATGTATTATTATCAAGCGATGAAGCTTTTTTATCACAAAATTTTATTTGACTATATTTATTTTTTGACATCACTAGTATTAATTTATAATTAATATTAATATTCAATTTTTATATTACAATTAAGTCTAAATTTAGAAAATCATTAATTTATGATATCAATTTGTGATATAATAATAGGATATAATAATTTATTTGTATATAGTAACTAGATTAATAATGATAACACGTAGTTTGTTTATAAGATTGACAAATAGTAAAAGAAAACCATGGAAGAAAACAGAATTACAAAAAATATGTAAATCATTAGGTCTAAAAACAAATTTAACAAATAAAGAAATGTATTCAAATATTAAATATCATTATAATATTAAAAAAAAAGTTTTATTACACGATTGGAAATTTAATGAACTTAAAAATATTTTAAAAAAAAAAAATATATCTACACAAGGTACAAAAAAAGATTTATATAATAGAATTTTACAATTAACAAATGAAAATTTAAATGCTGGGAGATATAAAATATTCTATACAACTGCGATTCATCAAGAACAAGGGAAACGAGAATATATGGAGGATAGATTTATAGCAAAATGTAATAAAAATATATGTTTTTATTCGATATTAGATGGACATGGAGGAAAATCTTGTGCTAACTTTTTAAAAAAAAATTTGTATAAGATATTTATCAAAATATATGAAAAAAATAGATATGTCAATATTAAAAATATTTTAACTCAAACATATTTATATGCCGATAAAATGTTTCTTAAAAATAATAAAAAATCTGGAAGTACTGCCTGTAGTCTTTTCATTAACAATCAAACAAAAATATTTGCGGTAGCCAATACAGGTGATTCTCGTATTATTGGACTAGTAGGTAATAAAATAATTCAATTATCAGTTGATCATAAACCAGATAATAATAATGAAAAACAAAGAATATATCAAAATAATGGATTTGTTATGAATTCACGATTGAATGGAATATTAGCAATGTCTCGGTCAATGGGAGATATTGCTTTAAAACAAAAAGGTTTAACCTCCTTCCCAGATACCATAGTAGGAAAAATAACCAAAGATTATAAATATTTAGTAATAGCATCAGACGGTTTGTATGATGTAATGACTAATTATGAAATAATTCAATTTATTCGATATAATTTAACTAAAGGTATTGAAAAAAAAAATATAGCAAAGCGTCTCGTTATACATTCAATTAAAAATAGATATTCTACCGATAATGTGTCAGCAATTATTATTTTTTTTAATTAATTACATTTTTTATAAAAAAGTATATAAGCATATTTATTTGAAACAGCAGTTTGTTCTATCTCTTGGACACTTTCATCATTAAAGCAATACCATTTATTTGCTACCTTTGAAAATGTAAAATAATGACCATCACCAAAATTTCCTATATGATTTATTACACTGTATAATTTATACTTACAATCTTTATTTTCTCCGTCATAAACAATACTAGATATATCTAAATCAAAAGGAATATCTACAAAATTATGTATTTTACAACCTTGATAATTATTTGTATAATAAAATCTTTTTAATTGAATTACCAAATGAGATGGTGTAATTTTAATAGACATTCTCTTTAAAGCATTAGTTTTTTTGTCACATTTCGAACATGAATATTGATTTTCACCTTCTAATTTCTCATTTTCATTAAACGTTTTAAAACAATCGTAAATATTAGTTGATTCATTTTGCTCTAATGACGGTAAAGATATAGGAATATGTGCTGTTGGTTCATATATAATTGATTCATTTAAACATTCCTCACAATGTGTGATTGAACATAATTGCCCATAATAAAATTTTTTTATTTCAGAATAATTTTTTTGAAGAAAAGTGCTCCATTCTTTTTTTGAATTAATTGTTATGTCATCACAATTTGGTAATGGTTTAATTTTGACATTTACCTCGCGAGATAATATAGTATCAATTTTATCTAATATAGCCATTAAAATATCCATAGCATCTTGTTGGGAATGAATACTTAAATTATCAATTTCATTATCTAATGTTTTTATTAAACTTATAGGAGCAATTATTTTTTTAACATCATACATTGCCCTTAAAGTACGAGTTAAATTTGTCATAAATTTATTATCAACAACTTTCATTTTTTTTTTGTATTTGTCCGATAATAAAAAAAAACATAAATCATCATTCAAACAAATTGATTGTAATACAGAATTAATATAGCACGTATTTCCTAAATTACTTAGTCCATTAATTTCTCTTTGAAAAGATTGTTTATTCATATTATTATTCATATTATTATTCATATATACTTATAATATATTATAACTTCTTAATATATTTCTGTTTATTATCTAACGATTTATTTTATTCTATATTTAATTATATATAGAATAAAAGAATGAGTAAAAAAGATTCAAAATCTAAAACTAATAAACAAATATTATTAAAAACTCAAGAAACTACGTGTATAGATGCACAAGATATAGGATTAAGTTATGATTTTGCTAATTTTGATTATCAAAATAAAAATGTTAGTAATTATGTTCTTATTAATACAAAATTTAATATGGAACAATGTAAAATGAATGGTGATAATAAATTATCTAGTGATTTTTATAATCATACAATAAAACCATTCAGAAAATGTGGAAAAAAAAACGGAATTATTGGAGATAAAAAAATAGAAGAAACAAATTATTTAAAATTATCTTATAATGATGGATATATTCCTACGTGTAATGTCGATATAGATAGTGACCTGACTCGTTCCAATATTGAACCAAAACCAATAGATAGATTTGCGGAAAAAATTACAGGAGGACGTATGCATCCTATGCCCAAAAATGAAATTCCATTTTTAAATATTAACAAATTTCAAATTGGTTCTCAAAATATAGGCAATCCTACAAAACCACACTTTTTTCCAGATAAACAAGGTATTTCAGCAAGAGATTTTCAAAGAAAATCATCAAAATTTTACAAAAAATAATTTAATTTTTTTTTATTATTTCACTATTAGTAAAAATAATTATCTTTAAAATAATATATAGTACTATGGCTTTTACCAATAATAAGTATGATAATTGCGCCTATCAAAAAGATTTAACACAAAGTACAAGTGTTTTGTCTCATGTAATTGAAAAAAATAGATTTATTAATGCAAATCAATGTAGAACAGAATACTTAGGAGTATTACAAGGAAACCCTGTATCAACTGATTCCTTCAACTCTAAATCATCTCTTGTAGATATTGAAAATGAACTTTTTGGACTTGGAAAACAATTAACCAACTGTCCAGAAAAGAAAAATAAATTTTGCAACCAACTCGGTAGTGGTCCAAAATGTGCATCAGCACCACAACAAAAATCTTGCCCAACTAATTTAATTAAATATAAGAAAAAAGTTAATTTCAAACAATGCGATATTAAAAAATGTTGGTAAACTTTTAAACTTTCTATAAGGCAAGTAATAAATAAGCAGTCAAAATTCTTTTAATATAAATTTTATATTAATTTATATAATAATGAAAATAAAATATCTTTTTATTATTATATATTATAGTCAAAATGTCCTTTTCAAGATTAACTTATGACACCGATGCGTATAAACATTCATTAAATGAATCTACTCAACCAGGTAAATATTCTATTCAACCATTTGCCTTTTCTAGAGATGATCACTGCTTTTCTGAAACTCCAGAACAAAGAGTTCGTGCTGGTAGAGTTTTTAAAAATTTCGAAACCAACGATCTTGTTGATATTGAATCTGATTTATATGGAACTACAAGAAAATGGTCTAATAATCCTAAACAAAAATTTCCTTATGTAAAAGGTAATTTCAAAAATGCACCAAAATATCCAGAATCTTGTAAAAATAGTCAAGAATCAACCTCTACTCGTCTAGAAGCACCACAATTTAAACGAGGACAAAGTGTAGACAGATTTCATAGCCAATGTCTTAATCCACAACAACTTAATAGAATTCGATCTAATATGTATATTGGAGCCAATACAAGATTATATAACAGAGACAATTATGTTCCACAAATTCCAACCCCAACTGATCAAAGTGCCGGATTACCAAAAGCCAAAGCAGCTAAACCAGCAATGAACTGTCAATGTACATTAGTTGATGGAAGAGATGATAAATCATTTAAATTAAATAAAGTTTTCTGTAAATCAACTTAAATAAAATATAAATAAACAAAATTATATATCTTATTCAAATTTTTATAATTAAAATATAACTAAAATATTCTAATTATAAATATCTAAATTGTGTGTTTATCATTTTTATATTATCTAATAATATATATAAATATTATAATGGCTACTCCTGTATACTTAATAGCATCTCTCATTGGAATAGGGTATTATTTAAATAAAGATGGGCGAGAAGAAAGAGTTTCTATTAAAAGAAAAAAAGTTTCTAAACATGATAAACCAAATTCAAAAGAAATATATAATTCTGATACTGTAAAAAAAGCACGCCGACAAGAACAAAATATGGCTAATAAATTATGGAAAAAAAGTAAAAAACCTATAGAAACTAATATTATTCCACCAATGTTTAACAATAGAAAAAGTAAACAACAAAGACCAGCAGTATCAATCAAAAAATCTTCTGGAGTTCCTATTAAACAATCACAACAAAAAATAATACAAAAAGAAAAAGATATTATTCCATTATCAAATGTTAGTAACACACAAGGATGGAAACCTGTAGTTAAACGAGAATCACAACATACTCAAAAAAGACCAGGATTTTTCCATAATAATATGGAACCTTTCTTTGGTGGTTCAATAAAACAAAATATGAAACCAGATTTATATAGAACTAAATTAGAACACTTTACTGGTGCTCAACCTAGTTACAAACATAAAAAAGAAGTTAAAAGATTATTCAAACCTGTTAAACAAAATATTTTTGGTAATCAAGTTCAAAAAGATAGAGGATTAGAACGATACTGGATTTCTGATAAAAAACCAAATGAAAAACCATTTGAACAAATTAAAGTTGGTCCAGGTGTTGGATTAAAAGTAAATGAAAAAAGTAAACATGGTTTTCATGATTCATATAGACCAAAATACAAAACTGTTGATGAATTAAGAGTTAAACCAAAAGTTTCTTATAAAGGAAGAATACTTAAAGGTGTTAAATTCGTTAAAAGAGGAAAACAATCTAAAGTTATTTCTAGAAAACCAGCTAGATTTTCAGAAAATAAACACTCTAATTTACAAAAGAAGACCTTTGGAGGTATGGCAAAATCAAGTAAAAGAGAAAATTTTGTTAATAATGGAACCGCTCGTTCACGAACATCAAAACAATATAGTGGAAACGCAAAATCATTGGTTTCTAAAAAACCTATGGCTGGAAAACAAAGAGTTAGTAAAAAACCTAGTTACAAATTTGGAATTTCTAATGCCCGTGGTGCAGATGAATCATATGTTAAAGGAAAAACTAGAACACCAGCAAAAGCACAATTTTGTATTCCTGTTTCTAATATAGCACCTAAAGATAAACAAAGTTATATTTATAATCCAAATGATATAGCAAAAACAACTCTTAAAGAAACAATCGTTGGACATAATGTTACTGGTGGTGTTGGTGGCCAAATTGATAAATTTACAGTTTATGATCCAAATGATTTAGCAAGAAATACTGTTAAAGAAACACTTGTCGGTAAAAATATTACTGGTGGAGTTGGCGGTCAAGTAAATAAATTTACAGTTTATGATCCAAATGATTTAGCAAGAAATACCATTAAAGAAACACTTGTCGGTAAAAATATTACAGGTGGTATTAGCGGTCAAGTTGGAAACCAAACAGTATATGATCCTAATGATAAACCATCACATACTGGCAAAGAAATGTTACTTGAGAGAAATGTTACTGCTAACTATAGTGGTTCTAGAAAAAAACATATAGTATATGACAGTGATGAACGAATAAAAGAAACTATTAGAGAACAAACTGGTGATAATATTAATCAAACTGGTCATATCAATTCATATAAGAATCTTGTAAATCAATATACCGATAAAGCTAAAAAGACTATTAGACAACAAACTTCTAAAAATATAAATCAACAAGGTTATGCTTTAGGAAATAAACGAAGTCAAAATCAATATACTGATAATGCTAAAACAACTATCAGACAACAATATGAAGATAAAAATTATGAAGGAACAGCCAATGCAACTAACAAAAAATCAATTGTATATGATCCAAATGATATAGCACGACAAACTATTAAACAAACAGTTATGACTAAAAATTATGTTGGAACAGGTTCTGGATCAAATGAACAAACTAATAGAGATAATATGTATAATGCAGAAATTAATGCTCTAAAAGAACTTACTTTAAAAGGAAGAAATCCAACACAAAGTGGTCCAAAAAATGCTATAGGATCTGATATTATTAATATGGAATCTAGAAATATTAAATTAAATCCTAAATGGGTAATTAAGAAAAATCTTACAAATGGATGTAGAACATTACCAAAGGTAACAAATATGAAACAACAATATTGCCAAAATCAAAGAAATAATCCAGTTTTATTAAGTGCTTTCAAAAAAAATCCTTATACACAATCATTATCATCAGCACCAATTTTGAATGTATAATCTTTTTATATAAAAATATATCTTTTAATAATTTATAATAAGTATTGCTATGACTAATTCTTTACAAGAGTCAATTCAACAAGATGGAACAACAATTCAACAAAAATTGTTTAGTGGTGATCAAAAATTAACTGAACAAAATTCTGCGTTGAATAAACTAATGCAAGAAAATGAAAATATATTAACAAAAACTAGTGGAGAATATGAAAAAGTAAAAACATTATTAAATAATTATAGCATAGTTAAAGAAAAATTAACAGATGATTATTTAAGAAATACTCAAAAATTACAAACAAAATATAGCGATTTAAAAAGAAGTAATGAAGATTTATTAGAGAAAAATAAAAAAGCAATAAACACGTCTAATGAACATCAAAAAAAATTCAAAAAACTTCAAACATATATAGACAAAATGGAAAAACCTATTAGTAAATGGGCTCAGGCTTTAACTATTTTGAAAAACAAAGAAAAAGGACATGAACAAGAAGTTATAAATATGTTAAAAGAAACAAGTCTTAATAAACAAAAAATTGATGAATATTGGGAAATTATAAAAAAAATGGATGCTCTTATTAATAAATTAAATCTTACTGTTGATGATGTACAAGGATATATGACTAACGAACAACGAACTACCAAAAACGTAGCAGAAGAATTAACCACTCTTAAAAAAAAATTAATTAAAACAACTGAACAAATTGGAGGAAACAATTTAAGCAAACAAATTAAATCGTCTAAAATTAAAAATGATGATTTTTTAAAATTTTTATCAAATCCAATTGAATTTAAAATTAAATCAAATAATATGCCAATTAATAAAATGACTGGTGGAAAAAAATCTTCAAAATCTTTATGGACTAAAGATTCATCATCATATATTTTTAAAAATTTTACAAGAAAACAATTAAATAAAATCGCACATAAATGGGGAATAGAGAATACTAAAAAATACAAAAATAAATCAGAATTATCAAAAGCATTAAAACTTTTGATGTTGTATAAAGGTGGAATGATTAAAGGCAAACAAAATATTAAAATTGTTTGTAAAAATATTGATCAAAATACTAAAAATTTGAAAGTAAAAAATATGAAAAATTTACTCAATAATAAATTAAAAAACGTTATTTGTTAAAAAAAATTACTTTTATTATTTAATTTTTAGCAGTTTGAATCTTATCGGAAAATAATCAAAAACTTAGTAAATCTTCAATAAATTCTATAAAATATATTGAAGATTTATATTTTTTATCCAGTTATAGTTGAATTAAAATCATATGCGATTTTATCCTTATTATATCAATTGTGCGATTTAATCTTTGATATTATAAAACTCTAACACTCGATTAGACTAGATTTACATATCATTAAATATGCTCTAATTTATATTCGTAAGGATAACAATGTTTTAACCCGTTATTCCAATTACCAATTTCTCCAAATAAAAGTACTTTTAAAAATGAACTATGTGAAACTATACAAATATTTTTTTCATCTCTTTTTCTAGTAAAAACAAAAAATGTTTGAATTCTTTTTTGTAATTCAGAAACAGTTTCTTGAATATCATCCTGCCAATATTTAGGATTTTCATCAATAAGAGAAAAATCTACATTAGGAAAAAGATTAATTAATTCACTTTTTTTTTTACGTTTATTACAATAATGCATGCCTTGAGGAAATTCAAGAATATCTTCTATTGCAATTATTTTTTTATCAGTTCCATTAAAAATATTAGTAGCAGTTTGAAGAGTTCGCGTTAAAGGAGATACAAATACAATATCTATATTCTTTAAATTTTTCCATCTCTTTCCAAATTCTAAAGATTCTTCTTTTCCTTTTTCCACTAAAGGAGTATCAGTATAATCTGTATATGCTTTATCACCAATTTGCCTAGACAAAATATTATGTAAAGCAGTTCCGTGTCGAATACACCATAAAGTTTTAGTCATTATATCAATACTAAATTACTATATATTCATTTACTATTTTTTTCAATTTTTATTTATTTTTTAGAATATAAATATATTAATAAAAAATAAATAATGACAATTACTTGGAAATATTTAAAACAATTTCATTTTATTACACCAAATATTCCGTTACCAAGAAAAGAAAAAGTTCAAAAAAAATATGATATACATAAAAAAAAAATTGGTGTGTCTATTGATAATTATATTCTCGATACAATCTTACATAACTTAAGATATAAAATAACAATAAATCGTTTTCCATATGATATAGAAAAAAATATATCACATCATATTCTTTGGATATCTCCAAATTATAAACTAGTAAAAATAGAAATAGAAAGTATTATTACTAACTATTTTGGATATAAAAAGTTTATATGTTTCAAAAATAAAATTGAGACAAGAAGTATAAAAACTATTGAGCATTATCATATCTTTATTCTTAAGAATAATATGTAATATTCTCTATAAAATCTTTTAATAAATCTGGATATTTTTTAAATTCTGAACTTTTTTTATCAATTGAAAATAATTTAATTTTTTTTTTCTTATTTACATAATACATTGAGTTATAATGAATACCTTTATCATTTGTACTTGGAGAACCGCTCATAAATATAGCATATTTTGCTTTATCTTTTAAATTAGTATTTTTATGTAATTGAATATGTGAAAACCAACTTATATATTTACCTATCCGAATTTGTTTACTTGTTCCAGAAATATAAATTAATAATATTCCAAAATATTTATAAAATATAAAACCTAGTATATTCCATGTTATTTCATCACCCCAATATACTGGTGTCAAATTATCTAAATAATCAGGATTCAAATACTCACTTTGAGTAATAAGAGATTTTAATTCATTTGTTATTTTTTTTACTTCTATATCAGGTAAACCCATATTTTTTCCCGAAAATGGATGATATTTTTGTTTGATAAATGGTAATGACAAATGATTATATTGTAATGAGTCTTTATATTCCATTACTATTGATAAAATATGTATTACATAAGGATTATAATT